CCAAGCATCCGTCGAATGATGCCGAGGGAGAGGTCAGGCAAGCGAAAGGGCACCATCGACTTCGCTTCGATGCCGCTCATGGTTCGCGGAGCTGGCTCACCGTCAAAACTTCAATCGGTTCCGATACGCTGGCTCATTCTCGACGAGGTCCGCAACTACCCGACCGGAGCATTGGAGATGGTCAAAAAGCGGGTCCGAGCACAGTGGAACAGTAAGGTGGTGCAGATCTCCACTCCGCACTTCGAGAACGATGCGGTTCACCAATCCTTCCTCGACGGAGACCAGCGCAGATTTGAATGGCCATGCCAAGCGTGCGGGATGTTCTTCACTCCGCTCTGGGAACACGTTGAGTGGGAAGAGTCAGAGAGGACCAAGACACCGGAGGGGAAGTGGCTGTTCGAACCACTCGCTGAAACCATCAGACTCAAGTGTCCATCGTGCGGTCACGGCCACACCGACGACCCAGTCACTCGTCGCTCACTCGTTGACGCTGGCCGATGGGAGAAGGGCAACCTCATCGCGCCGCGTCACAAGGTCTCGTTCACTTGGTCGTCCATCATTCCCCCATGGGTTCGATGGCGTGACATCGTCGAGGAGTTTCTTGTGGCCCGTCGTCAGATGACGTTCGGAAACCAAATCCCAATGCAGACTTGGAAGGCTGAGACCATGGGTGAGCCATGGGTCAGCGATCTCAAGGCCGAGCAGTTCGGGGATGACCTGCGAGGGAGCGACTACAAACTCAAGGAGACCAGTGGAGGCCGTGTCTTCCTCTCAATCGACGTGCAATCCTACGGGCTCTGGTTCGTCGTCCGAGAGTGGCACCCCGGGGGAACCTCTCGCCTCGTGGACTTTGGGAGTGCAGTCAGCTTGTCGGCCATGGACGAGATCGTGACCAAGTACGGCATCGCATCGGGTGACGTCATCATTGACTCGGGATTCGATACGCAGACGGTCTACACCGAAATCGCGAAGCGGGGAGGCAAATGGAAGGCGAGCAAGGGACACGACTCGGTCAACGGCTACATGGTCAACAACGTGAGGAGACCGTTCATGTGGTCGAAGGCCGACGCAATGCTGGGCCAAGGGCAAAAGCGGACCATCAACCTGCTCGTCTTTTCTAACCCGATGCTCAAGGATGCACTGGCTCACCTCATGTCAGGTAAAGGTCCAGCGTGGGAGTTCTCGCGTGAGGCCGGTGAAATCTACCTCGCGCAAGTGACCTCGGAGCGACGAGAGGAGAGGGTCGATGCGCACGGGCGGGTGAGCCATGTATGGAAGCAGATCCGGAAGGATAACCACCTTTTCGACTGCGAGGTGCTTCAGACGCTCGCTGCACTCGCGACAAAGATTCTAGGCGGGACGGTTGATGAGACCGAGAAGAGTGATGGCTGACGAGATTGACTATCAGGGGATTTTCCGAGCGATGACCGCTTCGGAACTGGCGGAGGCATACGCAAGGCTCAAGGCTGAGTTCGCGGACCCGTACACCTCAGTGTCGTCAGCAGGTACCTCGTCACAACGCGACCGCTTGCAGATTGCAAAAGAGTTGGCCGCGTGCGCTCAAATCGTCACCGAACGCTCACGCTCGACGCCAAGAAACCGCGTGCGAGCATCCTTCCGATGAAACTCATTCGCCGCATTCGCAATGCCGTTCGGGCTTTCCGCTGGGAAGGTGCTGAACCGACCGAGAGCCGAGCGCAAACACCCTCGAACTACTCAAACCACGCTGAGAGCGCATCGACAAACCGAGGCCGCGTTCAACTCATCTGGGAGGCTCGAGACCTTGAGAACAACCACCCGCTTGTCTCTGGCATCCTCCGCAAGCTGACGTTGTACACCATCGGCTCTCTGCGGTACCAAGCGAGGACGAGCGACCCAGCGGTGAACTCCGCCTATGAATCCTACTTTGCCGACTGGTGTAAGCGTGCTGACTTCTCAGGCCGATTCGACTTCCTCAGCCTCATGCAGCTGGCGTTCGTGTCGTTCGTCCGCGACGGCGACTGTCTGCTCGTCAAAAGCCTCACCGAGGACGGGCCGCGCCTTCAACTCATCGAGGCCGACCGCATCGGCAACCCGTACCACTCGACCGTGGCCGACGACCTCATTGGAGGAATCCGCATCGACGCAAAGTCAGGCCGACCAGTAGCGTACCAGATCACGCGCCGCAGCATGGGCGCATCTTACGTTGACGAGCAGGAGGTTCCAGCCGAGCGATGTCTTCACTTGTTCGACCCGCAGCGTCATGACTCTTACCGTGGGGTGTCGGCCTTCGCCCCCGCCATCGCAACCTGTAAGGACATCGTCGAAATCCTCGCGGGAGAGAAGGACGCAGTGAAATGGGCGAGTCAGCAGACGGGGGTTGTCAGGACTCCATCGGGCGAGGGTCTGGGATGGGATGAGCAGACGACCACCGGAGAATCCATCGAGCGCATCAAGCCGGGCACTATCCACTACCTCAAGCCCGGTGAAGATGTCACTGGGTTCATGAGCAACCGTCCCAGCGTGACATTCACGGGATTCCTGCAATCACTTCAACGCCATCTTGCTGACGCTCTCGGGCTTCCTTACGGATTCTTCATCGATTCAAGCAACCTCGGAGGGGTGACCGCCAGACTCGACTCGCAGCAAGCCGCTCGCGTATGCAGTCGGTACCAGATGATTCTGACCAATCGCATCCTCGATCCGATCATCGAGGCTGTCATCGCGTTCGGTATCTCCAACGGTGACATCCCGCAGTCGCCACAGTGGAGGGCTCACCGGTGGCAGTTTCCTCCGTGGCCATCCACCGACATCGGAAGGGAAACGACCGCAGAACTGGCAGAACTCCGCCACGGGGCGACTACGTTTGCTGAGTACTACGCGAGCAAGGGAGAAGACTGGGAAGAGGCATTCGTGCAAGCGGCAAACGAGGTCCGACGCAGGAAGGAGATTTTCGAGGCCGCAGGAGTTGAGGATCCTCTGGTGTTGGCTCAGGCTCAAAACGCGCCACCGGCGTTCAGTTCCGCCGAAGAATCGACTCAGTTTGCCGAGGATTCATTCGAGCCTCCGCAGGCCGTGCGTGCGGCAGCTGCGCGAGCACTCCGCGAACGTGCGAAAAAACCCGCCTCTCAACGCGGGATGACTCCGGTCGGCATCGCTCGGGCTCGCGACTTGGCCAACGGGCGACCAGTCTCAGCCGACACCATTCGGAGGATGAAGGCCTATTTTGACCGGCACGAAGTGGACAAGCAGGGTTCGACGTGGGACGAGTATGGGAAGGGCCGTCAGGCTTGGGATGGATGGGGCGGAGACGCTGGCCAAGCATGGGCAAACCGAATCGTCGAGAGACTCAACAAGACCGCCTGATGCCGTACGCACTTGCCATGAGAGGGGGATCCGTGGTCAAGCTTGCACGAGGGCTGACGATCTCGCTCGACTTCGACAAGACATGGACTGCCGACCCGCAACTCTGGCGCGACTTCGTCGGGCTGGCTCACAAAGCAGGACACCGCGTTGTCATGATCACTCGGAGACCCGACACAGAAACGGATCGCGCAACCGTCGAGAAGGCAACCGCGAGCAGTGGAATCGACCGTCTAATCTTCGCGGGACAAATGCAAAAAGCCGACGCTGCACGCAAAGCAGGGGTGATCGTTGACGTGTGGGTGGACGATTATCCCGCAGGAATCCCCTCTTGATCATGCCGTACGCAATCCGTAAAACGCCGACAGGATGGGCCAAGGTGAAAGTATTCCCGGGGCAAGAGTCGGTTGTGTCGCACCACAAGACTCGCGAGGATGCTATCGCCGCGATTCGCGCCTACTACGCTAACAAGCGGAAACTGGAAAAACGCATGAGCAAATGAAGACGACATCATTCCAAGCACTTTCTCCCGCAAGCATCGATGCTGACACCATCTTCGGGGTCTCTGTGATTACCCTCGGAGTGGCCAAGGGGCACGGTCTCCTCATCGACGAAACGACCCTCTCGCAGGTCGTCAAATGTGGCAACGCAGCCAAGAGTGGAATCAAGGTGAAGGTCGGCCACGAATCAGGCGTGGAGGAGATTGTCGGTCGTCTCGTCAACTTCCGTGTCGAGGACGAGAAAGTGCTCGCGGATCTCCAACTGTTCCAGACCTCTCCACGCCGAGACTTCATCCTCGAGTTGGCCACCAAAACACCCGAAGCATTCGGCCTTTCCATCTCGTTCGAGGGCAAGCCGCAGGACGTCAACGGGGCCGCTTACGCACGCTGCACGCGCCTTCGTTCGGTCGATTTGGTTGACGAACCAGCAGCAAACCCTGACGGGCTTTTTGAAGCGGCAGTTGATGAAGCGCAGAATGTTGAGAATCCAATGAAGGAAGAACCCAAAACCGAAGCAATGGCCGAGGCGCCCGCGCCGACCGTCGAGGATCGTCTCGCCACGGTCGAAGCAGCAATCTCGGAGATGAAAGGGATGCTACAAGCAATCCTCACCGAAGAAACAACCGAGGCACCCGAAGCCGAGATGGGCAAACCAATGCCGGAAGAAGCCGCGATGAGCGCAAAGGCCGAAGAGGTTGCCGGTGCTGCTTTTGAAGCCGTCGAGGAGAAGATTCTCGGTGCTGTCGAAACGAAGTTCGAGGCACTTGCTGCTCTCATCAAATCCTTTGGCACTCCTGTCGCTCCCGGTGTCGCTCCCGAAGCAAAGGCTGATGCGCCAACCGACTTTTCCGAACTCCGGAAAAACCCTGATGCGTACAGGAACCACCTGATCGCAAAGGGCATCCTCAAACCCTAAAACCAAAAAACCACATGGCACAAAACGACTCGGGGTTCAAAGCGTTCACGGTGGGAGCTTCTGCTCTCTCTGTTGGTCAGCGCGTTGCACTCTCCTCTGGGCTGGCTGTCGCAGCTGGCGCAACAAACGGCAGTTCTATCGGCGTCGCACTCGCTGACGCCGCTGCAAACGGCATCGTCACTGTTAAACTCAACACCGCAAGCGGCACGTTCGAAATGCGTGCAGCGGGAGCAATCACCGCTGGCGCAGCAGTTTATCCTGCGGCATCCGGCAACATCGCTGGCACGGCATCGAGCAACGTCACCATCGGCATCGCCCTTGAAGCGGCGACCGCTGCAAACGACGTCATCGAAGTGCTTTTGGGGGTCAACGCAAACTCTTAATCGAAAGGACACTAGAAAATGTACGCAAACGCAGGTGCAGTTCTTCGCGGTGACATCCAGCAGGCTGTCATTCAAGCCGGTGGGGCCGACAACGGTCTCATCGGTGGTCTCGTCATGCCTCCTCTCTCGGTGGCTACAAAGGCGGGGCAATACCTCAAAATCGACATCGCAACGGGTCATCTGATGCGGGTGGACTCGGACGCGGCAAAGCGCAACGCTGACGGCTCTTACAGTCGCATCAGCCGTGCTTTCACGCAGGACACCTACCTCTGTGAAGATCGGGGTCTTGAGGAGCTCATTGACGACTCAAACCAAGCTGACCTCTCGCGGTTCCTCGACACCGAGGCCACCATCGCGAAGCTGTTGCTCCGCAACATCAAGCTGGCTCACGAGACGCGAGTCGCTTCAGCGATTTTCAACACGTCGAACTTCAACAACACGACCGTGGGAACGGTGTGGAGCAACTCCGCAGCAGATCCGGTAACGGACTTGCAGGACGCTATCTCCCGCCTTCGCAAGAAAGGCGTGGACGCTAACACGTTGGTGGTCAACCTCGACGTGTACAACGCGCTGAGGAAGAACGCCAAGGTGCAGAGCTACATCTTCGGGTCCGTCGGGACCGGAGACCTCCGCAACGTGGACGCTGCACTGATCGCCGCCAACCTTGGCATCGACCGAGTGCTCGTGGCTTCCGCTGCATACGACTCCTCGAAGAAAGGCCAAGCCGCTTCTGGGTCGTTCATCTGGGGCTCAAACCGCGCATGGATCGGCAATGTTCAGTCTGGCGACTTCGTCGCTGGCGGAGCTGGCCGCACGTTGACGTGGACGGGAGACGCTTCCGACCTGTTCGTTGTTGAGACCTACCGTGACGAAGCACGTCGCTCGGGCGTGGTTCGCGTCCGTCAGCACACCTCCGAGAAGGTGGTTGATGCGACCGCTGGTGAGTTGCTCACGATCGCGTAACGCATTGGATTCCAAAGGGGGAACGGGAGAACCCCGTTCCCCTTTTTTGTTATGGTCCCACCTATCTCTCAAGTTCAACGCTACACTGGACTAGACACCCCGGGGGGTCTCGCAGTGCTGGCCAAGGTCTCGTTTCAGTCGGGCCCGAAAGCCGTCAACCCTCCTCCAATCACCGCCGCGCCGCTCGTCCCAAAGGGTGCAGGGATTTATGACGAGAACGGAATGCTCCCGACCATCAAGGGCAAGGGCCTCGAGTTCATCGCCTACGCATGAAACTGGCTTTCTCCAACGCTTTGCTACGCACCTTCAACCATGCTGCATCAACCATGGGCGCATCGGTGTTGCTCAACGGTGAAACCGTGCAAGCGGTGGTGTCGGAGTCGGACTACATGACGCTGCCAGAGGAAGGCGGAATTAATGCTGGAGGAGAGTTGACTATTCGCATCTCGCGCACGGCATTTGATGAGTTCGGCAAGGGTGGGGACCCTCGCAGGAACCAGTTCACGATCGACGGGATGAAGTACCGAGTGATGACGGTGAAAAACCTGCCTGAGAACCCCATTCTTCAGTTCGTCGTCCGACAAGACCAATGAGCACCAACTTCCAAGCCGATGTCCAAGCTGGAATCGTCGCCGCCATGAAGGCCGACGAGGATCTGGCGACATTGCAGGTGCTCACCTCGGACACTGACGAACTCAAAGAGACCGCATCCATCTTCATCTCGACCGAAATCAGCCGCGAACTCGTCGCTGGCTCACGAGTCTTCATCCTCGACGGACAAGCCATCCTCCGCGTCAACAGGTCCGCATACACTGCGGAGGAAAGCGCACAGATCCGCCAGAATGTGCTCGCGGCACTTCTGAACCCCGTGGCCGATGGCGACTTCGACCAGTTCTCTTTTGAGTCAGCCAAGGTGCTCGGATTCGTACTCGGAGCGCAAAACACCACTTTCACCGACGAGGTCCAGCTGGACTCATTCGCTTTCAAGGTCTGGGCTTACCAACTCTCTCAACAATAACGACATGGCAACCATCCACGACAACGGACAGGACTATGGCACACTGGGAACCGTGCAGACCCAAGCGGGGATGCTGGTGACGCAGTACAACGCCAAAAAATCGTCCGCCACTAAAGAAATCATCGGACCGGCTGGGGACGTTCAAAGTCTCGCGATGTACAACCTCAAGACGGAAATCACGATTGACGGCTACATCTCGGGGACGTTCACGGGAACAATCGGCAGTCAGGCCGGAACCAACACGTTCATCGATTCAATCAACCGAGCTTTCTCGGCTGAAGACGTGGCCAAGCTCACGGTCTCCAAGACGCTGTACGCTGGATTGACCTAATCACCAACCACTTAAGACCATGGCTGAAATCATCAAAGGTGAGGCAGTGACATTCGGAACGGGCGGTTCATCGGCTACGCTGTTGACCTCCGCAACCGTCAACAAAACCTCATCCAAAAAGGAAATCCCTGACGGGAACGGTGGCTTCGGTGCCGTCGTTTACTTCGCGATCAAAGACGAGGTGAACTTCGAGACATACGAAGCGACTTCTCCAAACGTTGGCGACACGGCAACCCTACCGAGTCTCATCTCAGCGTTTGTGACGGGAAGCGTGTTCGTCACCTCGTCCGAGGTCATCGAATCTTCGGAGGATCTGACCAAGTCGAACGTCACAGCAGTCTCTTACGCCAGCATCACCTAACCCATCAACCCCGAGGAGTTTCCGGAAGCGGTGGGTCAAAACCGCGTCTCCTAAATCAAAACCGGCCTTCACCTTGCCATGATCACCTCATTCTACACCACCGGAAATCAACGACTTGCTGTTGCACTTGCAACCATCGGGATTCCACCTCACTCAGAGAACCCCGTTACCGTCGAACGACGAGCACTCCCAAACGGAGAAACAGAAGTTCGCACCACGTTCCACTTCGCAATCGCTGGAACGTGGAAAGGCTTTGGCGGAGAACCTCAGATCGCCATCAAAGCGGACGTCATCGCGTCTGCTTACTTTGCGCTGACTCGCGGGAAAACTCCCGATGGACTCGACTTCCGAATCCTCGCGGAACTCCAAATCATCCATGCGTGTCTCGAGGTTCGTGACGAAATCAACCGGGTGCGAAAGGCAGCAAACCCAGAGCAGTCTTACATCGGGGTGGCCATCTGCGAAAACGCAACCACGCTGGCTTCATTCGTCAGTGCAACTCATGAGCTGACTCGTCAAAAGCTTCGCCGTGGAGTGCTTTACGCGCCGACCGAAACGCTTCAGGACGCCATCAAAACCTTCAAACACTTTGCCTAACCATAACCATGCTCAACGACATCCAACACCTCATCATCGGCGCATCTGGCCCGTCCTCAACCATCGCCGGCATTCCATGCCGACCGCTCACGCTGCAGACCTACGCGCTGATGGAGTTGACTGGGAACGAACTCCTCACCGCACCGAGCACCCGCATGGCGGACGTTCTAGGGTTCATCTACCTGCACAGCGCACCACAGGAAAAGGTGGCCGAGGCAACCGCTGCTTACCTCGCCGGAGACAAGGCGCGAATGCTGAAGGAGGCTCTGAATCTGCCATCAATCCCGCTCGCGGACTTGGCCGACATCGCTCGCCAGATCCGCGAGATGATCGAGCAAGCGACGGGGTCGCAGGTCGTTGTCGAGGGTGCTGAGGTCGCAGTGGGAAACTAAGTCGGGCGGGGATGATTGCTCGCTACATTCACCACTTCGCGAGTGCGTACGGGTGGAGACCGAGCGAAATCCTCGCCCTTTCGATGCATGACGCAAACGCACTCTTTGCTGCCTCGCTCGAAGCGCAGGGACACCGAGTGCGTGCGGTGGTCGATGACTCGCACCTTTGTGAAGCATGAAACTGACGCTCTCAATGGACCTGACGAACTTCAATCGAGTGCTGGGCGTCTACGTCCAGACCTCGAAGAAGGAGGTCAAGAGCATCATCGGGAGAAAGTTTCGAGACGTTGTCATAAAGGCTGGGAAGTTCCACCAAGACACAAGGCCGGAGACGCTCCAAGCCATCGAAAAACAGAAGCAGGACGGACGGGTGCGGATCTCAAAACGAGTGCTTCAGCGGGTCAGCGCACGTCGCTCAAAGCTCATGGCAGAACTTCAGAAAGCGCAAGCGAGCGTGGGGCGCAAAGGCAAGCGGGGAGAGCGTGCAGTCTTCAAAGTGCTAAAGGCAACCGCACAACTTCAGCGAAGCGTGCAGCAAGACCGATGGGAGATGGAAATCAAGCAACGGCAGAATGCAGCTGGCCGAGCTGGAGCGTGGGGGTGGCTTGTGACAGGCACCAACTTCGACAACATCGACCGCCGCCACCCTGCTGCCGTCGTGAAAAAGTTCGATGGTCTCCTCGAGACGTACCTCGAGATTCAAAACAAGAGACCCGGCATCGAGCCGTTCACCGCTCGGGTTGGCTACGTGCAGAAGGCTCTCGGAACCGTGGCAGCTGACATGGCCGCGTACCTCAACCGCAAACTGGGAATCACTTTATGAGCACCGCAACCATTCGCATCGGGGCCGACACTACAAACTTCCGGCAGGGGCTGACGCAAGCTGTCGGCCAGATGCAATCCTTCGCAAAAACGGTCGCCGGTGTCGCCGGTGGACAGGCTCTTTTTGCTGGCTTGCAAGCCGGAATCGGGGCCGTTGGGAGTGCGTTTCGCTCACTCGGTGAGACCTTCAAAGAGAGCATCTCATCCGCTGGAGAGTTTGAAGCCGTCGTCGCTCAGTTCACCACGTTTTACAAGTCTGCTGAAACCGCGCAGGGGGCCGTCGCAGAGCTGGCAAAGTACGCTGCAACCACATCATTCCAACTGGGGGAGGTGGCCAACGCAGGAGCCGGTCTCGCCGCTGCTGGAGTACCTGCCGAGCAACTGAAGGAGTCGATTCGGATCATCGGGGACATCGCTGCCGCCACGAAGAAACCGATGGCTGAGATCCTTCAGCCATACGTCAAGACGCTCTCAGTCGGGAAGATGCAGACTGAGACTTTCCTTCAGTTCCTTGAGCGTGGAATCCCCATCGGGGAAGAGTTGAAAAAGGCTCTCAACCTAAGCGATGCGGGACTTCAGAAGGCACTCACCGAAGGCAAGATCTCGGCGCAGGACATGGTCAACGCACTCCAAGCGATGACGACCACAGGCCTTTTCTCTGGCGCAGCAACCACGCAGGGAAAGACGCTCAATGGCCTCCTATCGACGCTCGCTGACAACGTCGAGGAGGTGAAGCGGAACCTCGGCCTCGCCGCATCGGAAGGCCTCAAACCGCTCATCGAGTTCGCGCAAAATCTCACGGGCCGATTCGCGCCGATTGGAACCGCTCTCGGCAACATCTTCACTGCTGCAACTCAAAAGGCCCTGCTCTTTTCGGATCAGTTCACCGCAGGGTTCGGGCGTGCAGTTGACACCGCAGTCAATGCCTTCCAGATCATCGAGGGGGCCATCAAGAACGGCACACTCTGGGACATCTTGACGGTCTCTGCTAAACTTGCATTTACGGAAGTGCAAGCATTCGGCATTCGGGCTTTGCAGGGGCTCACCGAGGTGTTTTCTGGAGCTGACCTCATCGGTTCTCTCGCTCCAGTAGCCGATTCATTCATCAACCGAATCATCAACGCGGGACCGGCTATCGGTGCTGCTCTTGAGTCTCCGCTAGGAAAGGCGTTCATTCGCGCAGTCGATGAGTTCGTGTCCTACCTCAAGCAGCAAATCGGTTTTGCAGTGACGGGGCTCGCTGACATTGCATTGCCGAGTTTCATCTCTCCGACCCGCAACGAGACAACGGGTCGAGGAATGCGGATGGGTGGCCTCGGTCTGGAAGGGCCGATTGGGTTTGCATCCGGTGGTATCACTTCGGCGCAAGCTGGCGAGATGCTTGCTGCACAAGCGGCAGGATACCCAACCCCGCTCACCCCGGGGGAAGTGCGTGAGACCTTCGCAAACGGGCGCCGCATCACCTACAACACCAAGGAGTCGCTTTCCAACGGAGCAATCATCCCGCCGAGCAACTCGGACGCTTACGCTGAGGGAACACCGGGACAGGGACTCATCGCCGCATTCGAGCGGGGGTTTGCTCGCCAAACCTCCGCCACCGAGCGTCTCCAATCCCAGAACGAAAAGCTCAAGACTGAGTTGGCCAAGCTGACCGAGGCAGCACTCAAAAACGCAACCGCAATCCGCGAGCAGTCGAGCAGTCTTAAAAATCAAACTGAGTTGACCGCAAAGACCGCTCAGGCCGAGGAGAAGAAAAGCAAGGCGACCACTGCGACAGGAGACTTCTTCACATCGCTGGAAAAAATCGGTGGCGGACGACGCACGATGAACCTCGCCCCACGGGGGCCTGTGATCGGCATGGAAGGCAGGGAGCCGGGGTTGCGTGGGGGTGGAGACCTAGGTGGAGGATTCGCCGCGTCAGCCGCTTTTCTCGCCGCAAAGAAACGCGAGGAGATTGCAAAGGTTCCGGTGCAAGGACCTCCCGCTGCCGAGTTTTTCCAGATGCGGGCTCAGCAACTCCGAACGCCGAGAATGGACTTCGACGTGGCACCTGCTTTCCCGCTTCCGGGCGGGGGCATGATGGAGGCCAAGGATCCCGCCGTGCGTGTGCTGCAAGAGAACCAGAGCACGCTGGCATCCAAACTTGATGCAGTGGTGGCAGCAATCACCAAGCAGGGTTCTCTCAACGTCGCTGTCGTATGAGTTTGAACACTGAGTTTCCAGTTTCCGCGCAGGTCGATGAGATGGGTGCTCTGGAAGTCACCTTTCGCACTCGGTACACGCGCACCGGACCCAACACCGAACCGTTTGAGTGGCCACTCACCAAGACGCTCGGCTCTTTCCAGCTGGCGTTTGTAGGGTCTCGCGAGAATGTCGAAATGCTCAGTGACAAACTCGGCACTTCCGAGGGGACGTATCGAGGGCTGGCCTTCTCCAAGAACTTCGTCACCGTCGAAGGTACCATCTCCAACGAACCAATCACCGCTCACCCGAACTTCAACGACTGGGCTGGAGACGCAGAAACACCCGACACCGAGAACGCGATCTGGGAAGATTACGACGGGGCGAAACGGTTCGTTCAGTTTCGCGACGACTTCGAGCTGGCTGGCATCACCACCTACCTCGCGCCGCAGTGGACCTTTAACCTGACGTGGTTGGCAGCTAATGCAGACGCTGCAACCGTTCCCGGAAAGGTCTACACCCTGCCATCCATTCCCAACTTCTCCATGTTCGGTGGCCTTTCACTCTTAGGCACTTCGGTGGGGCAAGAGCAGAACGGGGCCTCTTGGAAAATCACCGCTCAACTTCTCGGCGCACCTTTCTGGTCGTCGGACATCTACACCTAAAAAATGCCTGTGATCTTTAAGGGCGAAGAGGCCGTCAAAACGTCGCACTCGTTTGAAGCTGACGAGTGGGGGAACGTCATTCAGACGTCGGTTCACATCTTCAAAAATAACAAAATCTCCAACATCCTCGCACCAACTGGTCTCCCTGACATGGCCTCAGACTCCCAGCGGAGCATCCTCTCAAGGTCCATGACGTTCGACGAGGGATCGCAAACCACGACGCTCGAGCAAAGGAGCATCTACGCTTACGCTTCGTCAGCAAAAAAGCGGTTGAGCATCGACGCCAACAGCGGCACCGAACCCATCACGGCCAACCCGCGATTCCAAGACCTCGCGGGGACACCAGAGACACCGAATGAAACGAACGCACTCTGGGTCGCATCGAATGACACGGAGTCAACCAAGCGGTTCGTGGAGTTCAAAAAGCCGGGGCTGGTTGGCGTCTCCTCTTACATCGCTGGCAATGGTTGCACGCTCAAAGTCACCTACTTTGACGTCTGGAGTGCGTTTGCCCAGACGGTCAACGACATCGGAAAAATCTCGTTCCCTCCGGTTCCGATTTGGGGGACGACTCTGTCTTGGCTTCTTGCTGGAGCGACCGCAGAACCATTCGGAGACCGCTGGAAAATCACGCTGCTCTATCGCAACGCTTCGGCAAACTACGGGCAGTATTCCGGCGAAGGTTGGTCAACGCTGATTTACTCGTGATTCCGACCGTAACAACGCGGGGCCCCATCGGGCGCACACTCTCGGCTATCTGCCGCGAGTTGGTCAGGTTGCGAGTGCAGAAGACGAAGGACTTCACCTCGAACGAGACACCGAGAGGGACCATCCTCAACCTCGCGCCACCGAAGACCATCACCGAGGGACCAACTCAGGGTCCACGGTATCAACCATTCATCAGCGAAGGGTCAACTCGGTACTGGATCACCCCATGGCATTACGGGTTTGTGGGTCCCGTCATCAGCGTCGGAGATCGTCAGTACCGTGGCTTTCAGTTGACCGGAGGAAACAAGGTCATCGTGGCCACAGTGAAGCTCAAAGCATACGCAACCCGCAACCCTGCGGAAGATTACGACCCCGAAAACATGGACCCAGTGACATACGGGGTGCTCAACTCGTTGATGCTGGTCGAGAGCCAAAGTTCATCGTTTCAAGGGGACCAGACAGCGTTCGGGCTCAATGTCGCTCAACGTGGCATTCCAATCGTCTCTCAAGATCCGTGGGTGGGTTTCTTCACTCAAAGTTGGTTCTTTCCGGTCAAGTTAACGACGCAGTGGAATGAGATGTCCACACGCATCTCAGCGGATGACGTCGTTGCAACCGGCACTCGTCAAATCCCGCTCGAGGAAGGTCAGGAGGACAACCCGTGGATTCCGACCGGATTCTTCAAGGAGTACGAACACGACATCCTCGTTGGCTACCTTCACCAGACGGGCACAAGCGGTTCGACAAGCGGTTACGCGCTGGACCTCATCCGCGAGGATTACACGTCGTTTCCAGCGGTTCCCGAATCAACCGAAATCACAGGTGACAAGACAGGCATCAACGACCAAGCATTCCCTTACTGGCACGCCGAACTGAAACTGGTTCCCAATGCTGTCGTCCCCATCTGCGATCCGGCAGAGGGTGGACCTTACACAACGCCGTGGGAACCGTACGGATTCACGCTCAGAAACCGCGACGAAAACGGCTATCCACCGGGGAGCGATTACCCCGGCAAGGACGAATCGAACCCACTGAGAAATCAGTACCCAAGGCAGCTCGCGTTCATGCTGCCATTCTCGCAAGGGGTCAACTACATCCCCAGCAGCCGAGGTCTAATGGACATCAACGACCAAAGAGAAGCACCACCGTCATGCCTGTGATTCCTCGCCTAAAAACGGGTGGCCAACTCGGTGCCACCATCAACGCCATAATCGATTACCTGCCGAGGCTGGCCATTCAATCGACTCCTGACATCACCGCGACCGTGACCCCGCGAGGGCAGCTGGTCTCGCTCAAGAATCGCCGCACGGTGCAGACCGCTGCACCATCAGCCACAACAAACTACCCTTTCAAGGTCACCGTTCGAGCAAGCAACCCGGGGCAGGAGAACCCGTCTTATAGGGTTTTCGTGCGGTGGGGAACGGTCAACGGACAGGGTGTGACAGATTACCCAGAGGAGGAGGTCGGACCTGCTGCCGACAATAAAAGGGTGGTGCTCAACGTCGCAGGAAACTTCTCCTCGACCACATCGAGCGGAATCGTCTCCTCATCCGTCACCATTGAGGACCAAAGCGCATTCCTGTACGCTGACCCAGTGGCTGAGTCAGTCAGCTACAAAATCATTCTGGCCTTTACACAAGCCGACGAGGGCGGAGGGTTCACTGTCTCGCAGCAAACAGCGGGGCATCAAATCATCGGGCTTCACGGTTGATGACGGCACCTTGAGTGAATGCTCACGCTCACCGTCGCACTCGATTCTGGTCTCGTCTACGTTGGCGGTTTACGCCGATCTGACGACCAAGAGGTGCTGCTCCGAAATGGCGACGTGATCCCGACCGCTATCGAGTTCCGAAACACCATTTCGAGCACCTCGACCGTTGACATGGGATCATCAACGGGCCTGAGGTTAAGCGTCAAGCCGAAGGGGCTATTCGACGCCAACCCTCTTCTCTCCTTTTCCAGTTGGACCCGCACAGTGACGGGCTCAGCCGTTGACTATCGAGCGACGCTCAATACGGCATCAGGTGGCATCGACCGACTCCTCGGCATCGACCCTTACGACTCCGCCGAAGTGGTCGCGGTTCAAACGACCGCAACGACCGCTGACGGAGTTTATTTTGACCTCGCGGACTCGGTCGGGCCGGTGCGGGTTTGGATGGGCACGGCATCCTCCACCGGACCGGAAGCACCTACCGATGGCCGTCTCCTCAAGGTGACCACTCTGGGGACGGAAAACGCCTCAGCAATGGCGACGAAGATCGCGACCGCTCTCGACGCTGACTTAGCCTTCGTGGCTTCCTCCTCTGCCGACATTGTGACCGTGGCCGCATCGACATTTGGCCAACGTCAGGCACCGCACTGCCGGTCTTCTGGCTACGGTGTTACCGTCTTAGTCGCTGGCGGGGATGAGACAGTCACCGATGTTCCGTCCGTAGTACTGCAAGCGGAGATTGCATGGGCTTACTCTGGCAATCTCACGACGACCAGAGCACTTCGCTGGAAGGTTGAAAATACCAACAGACGAGCATCTCAACCCGTTTCACTGCCTTTTTTCGACTCATCCAACATCGCCGCGTCAGTGGTGTTGTTTACCGCTCAATCGCTCACAGCACCCCAGCAAGCACAGGCTCGAGCCAACATTGGTGCAGGAGCCGCAATTGCTGGCACAGGCGTTGACGGGAACATCGTCGGTGTCGTCGCTGGCGTGACAACTTACACAACGCTTTCCGCTTTAGGGGTTGGCGTTGATGGTGGCCAAGTTTAACAAAATCAAGAGATTATGCCGAACACGATCCAACTTAAACGCCGCACGACCTCAACGGGCGTGGCCGGCATCACGCTCGCAACTGGTGAGCTTCTCTTCCAAGAGTTTGACAACCAGTTGCTGATTAAAAAGTCGAACGGGGATGTCATTCCGCTCGGTGGCGAAGGCACTGCCACCTCCGAAGGGATGGTCACGACAGCCAACCGGAACCAGACCATCGCGGGAACCAAGACGTTCAGTGGGACGGTCAACCACACCGGACCTCTTCAGATCGGTGGTACGGCAGTCACTGCTGATGCTGGTGAGTTGAACAAGCTCGACGGGGTCACGACGACGACGACTGAGTTCAACAAGCTGGCAGGTGTTACGGATGGCACCGCGTCAGCAAGCAAGGTGCTGATCGTCGATAATGCGTCGAATCTCAACCTCGGTGCTGGGCTCATCTCGACAACCGGAGTGCCGACAA